CATAGCCGGGACCGCATTAGTTAAAAACTCCATTAAACGTTTAGACCGAAGGGCAGGGTCTAATCGGGTCATCGATTTTGCTACAATTTTATAAACAAAATCTTCAACGTCGCCTCTACGTTGCTCTGGGGTAAGAACTATTTGTTCATCTTCCATGCCAGGCCTTCTACGAGCAAGGACCATATCAAGCATTGGGTCATGGTGTAAATACCAAGCACAATCATGGCTTATACCTGCTGTGCCGTCATACAATAAGTCCCTTGCATCCTCAATTGAAATCATAGCATTACTTTGTAGTATATTCGCCTGTGTAGCAGTTTCAGCATCACTTCTTGCACCAGATAATTGGTCAGGATTTCCGGCCATATAATTAAACCACACCTGTATCTGTTGTAGCATTGCTACGTTCCCTTGATTCTGCCCACCAAAGGATACAGTTTTAGCTGCATTCGGGTCGTCAGTAGCCACTGCTGAATCCTGGTCGCTTACATCTAAAATATCCTGGGCAACGTCAGCATGTGATGGCCGATATAATAAAATGTCTTTTTGATTTTCGGCCTGGTCCAAAATTTTAGTAAAAGTTCGATTCCCGGCATTGTGTAAGTCATAAGTCATACTAACCGGAGCAACCGGCAAAGGATTACTTTCGACAGGTGGCGTAAAACTTAAAAACCGATAAGGTCCGGTTTTTGGGCCATAATAATCAGTAATGCCAAGATATTTAGGAAAAGTAACTTCACGTGGGTCGGGAATAGTAACTAAAGCATTTGCGTCTGGAACCCATAATTCTATTACGTTTACTAAATCCTGTAAATCTTTCATAGCAAAAACGCCACCGTGTTGCCGTGATAAATCCGCTGTGGCCCGTTTACCATTAGTTAATGCCGTAGCTGATGGTAGCCTTGTTACGAGGTCATGGTTATATAAATCATTATCTAACAGGAATTGTCGAGGCACTGATACTAAATTGCCTAAAAACGAAGATTCCTTAATACTCTTACATAACGGGTCTATAACAAAGTCATCAAGGTCTACTAAAGATACATAAATATCCCCAGGGTCTATAACTTGATTATCAATAAGTATGCCATTGCCACTGGCAGATATACCAGTTTTAACAATGCCCAAGCCAAACATTGCAGATACTACCCACGCACGTAAAATCTCTTTCAAATTAACACGCTGAGCAATCTTATCCAAGGCTAATGACTGTAGTTCAGCATATTCTTTATATGCCAAATGACTTGTAGTAACTTTATTACGTGGGTTTCTACTTACAATCGTCGGGACAATCGCACGTATAGCCGAGTATAACAAGTTAATCGGCTGTTCTCCTGTCTGACCGAACTGTTTACTATAATACTGTCCGACATAAGCCTTTATAAACATAGCCCTGGCCTGCCGATAAGTCTGCATACGGTCAAAGCCGGTTTTAACAATTTCTTGAACCTTTTGAGGCGTTACTTTATTTACTACATCAGCCATAATTAGTTATCCCGAAAATCAAAACTGTGTTTCCACGTTTTTTTCTTTGCATTTTTACGCTTCTTTAACTTCCTTTGCATCCTATAGCCAAAAGAACCTGGAGGTGGTAGTATGTCTTTTGACTTCTGTGTTAATAAAGTAGTTTTGCCTTCTTCAAGTGTCAAGGCATCAGCTATAACACAATCCCCATGAGTCTTTCTGGCAGCCGAACTTTCTTGTACTAACGTAGCCGGGCCAATACCACCACCCGTATAATGGATATCGTATAATGGATATAATAAAACGCTTCATCTAAAGCAAACTCAGAATGATTTATATATCCACCATGTGCCATGACTCTATCATACAACATTAGTAATTCATTCTTAGCATCAGGGCTTGAATGCCAGCCATACTTTTTTGTTTCTTTATCATCAACCTGCCCTGTAGTTCTTCTTTTATAATAATGCGGGTAGCCAAATATAACTACCATCATACGACCAAAATCCCAACCAGGGCCATTCATTTCCCATTTCATAAATGGTAATCTATGTGGAAGTTTCCCACCACACCATAAAGCAACAGCTACCGCTACCCGTGCAAATTCATAATTTTTTCTCCAGTCTCTCTACATTTAACAGAGATAACAGAATTAGAAGCTCCCTGACCTTTACTAACGTCTATACCGAGCCGATAAGATTTTGACTGGTCCGGCCTGCCCATTAAAAGATGAGTCCATACACGTAATGGGCCATTCATACTACGATGAATATTAACACAATCATATCTTCTTGATTTAATATAGTTACTAACCTGTTCATTCGATATGTCTGATTTCAAATTTATATTAAATCGAGAAATCGGGTCGCAAGCAAACAGGGCTTTGTGCTTTTCAAAATTACTTAAAGTAAAAAATACATCCCCTGATTCAATATCTTCAGCTAAAATTTCTTGAGCTAATTCTTTCGGGCTTCTTACTGATTCTTCGACATCAAACCATGGAGACCTGATTTCCCAACCACCATTCTCTTTTTCAACAACATGCCGACCAGCCCCTTTTTCAGGATGCTCCCAAAACGGCATGTGGAAAACTTTTACCTGCCCGGACCGTTTCCATCGGCTGTATTCTGTACCCGCACCTGCCGGGGTAGAATTTACAATTCTCATCAAAGCCACGTCTCGTGTAGCCGACCGCATCTCGCTACCAAATTCTACTTTAGAAAATTCATCAAGCAACGCTATTAACCGTCTATCTCCAGAACCAGCATGCTTAGTAGTAGATTCGCCATCAATTGTAGCCCCGGTTAAAACATTATGCATGTGCATCTTAGTCCGATATTTACCGCCGGGCAAACAATCGGGTGGCAACATCCAAGCTGGAAGCCATTCATTTATTTTATCATGTTTTTGAAATAATGCCTTGTGATTTCCAGTCTGGTCTACATATTCCCGTGTACGGGACATTTCTAATAATTGTGGCCCTTTAGGATGGAACAACCACAGCCAATGTAAAAATATGACACAGCACCATGAAGCTCCCATATCCCTGCATTTAGAAATCAATAAATCAAGAGCTTTTGCCAAATGATGCTCAAAGGTATTAAAAAGTTCATCCTGTATTTCCCAGGTAATAAATGGTACATGCGGACTTAAAGATTCAATCCGCTTACCAGTTAAAGGGTCTACATCAAACTGATGGTAAGTCCAAACGAAAGCATTGACCCAATAAAGTAATGACTCTGCACAAGCTGCAAGTAAATCGGCCTGAAGAATCGTATCGTGCTCGGCTTGAAGGAGTAATTCTTGCCTCCACGCTCGATTTTCATCTTCAAACTTAGGAACAATCAAGCCTGTCTTTGGACAGGTCCAATATTGATTGCCTAATGGAAACGGCTCTTTTAAAGTCGGCTTGTAGGTATCAGTCAGCATCCTTCTTCCTTAGCATATCATTCAGCCGTTGCTTATTCGCATCGGATACTTTTGCCGGGAGCTTCCGTCTTTTTCTTAGATTATCATTCGTCATTGCAGCACGACCTTCTATCCGGTCCCAAATCAATTGAATCATCCCACGGTCAGGCCCTACAATTTTTTCAACTCCTGTCTTTACATCCTCTTCTCTATAGCCAAGAGCTAATTTAAACATCAATCGGGCTAATGCCTCGGCCTTCGTACCCATACGCTCGCCGTCAGGGGCTTTAACCAGTTCAGTTTCTTCCTGTGCGATTCGACGAAGGTAGGAGGATAATAATGTCCCGGCTCGGATTTTGTCGCCGATTAAGGTATTCTGCTTTTTTTGTCTCTCAAATTCAGATGACGATTCTGATTTATTTTTATCAGCCATGCTCAGCCTCCATTTTTAAAATCTGTTCTTGGTAATAATTCAAAGCTATAGCTGCCCATTCAGGAGTAATTTCTCGTTCTTCCTCACTTAGCGTCATTAACCTATTGATATGCCCTAACCCATACTTTCTTTCCATATACCTAAAATATTTTACCCACTCGCCTTGTCGCAAGACATTACATCGATAACATTGTGAATGTACACAAGTAGGCTCAAATAAAATTGAATCTGCCCGACCGGGGATAAAATGACCGGCCTGTAACTTACTTATAGGGTAGCTTCGTCCACAGGTACAACATTTACCACTTGTTAAAGTTTTTGTAGCTTCTAAACAATCCCTCATCCTAATATATTTAGAAAAGACAGCCCACAACTTCTTTTTCATGCCTGTAATTGTAGGCTGTTTGGTTGCTTTACGCTTAGCCTTTTTCTTTTTCTTTTTCTTTTTCTTCTTTTTACTTTTTACGGCGGAGGTTTTCATACATTTCTTTCCAGTAGTCTTTCTCACGTTTGGTACATTCAAGGTCGAATCTGTCATATACATCCTGTAAATGCCGCTTTTCAAGTTTTTCCTGAAGAAGGGCAATAGTTATACTGTTCGTCCCAATTTTCGCCTTCATCCACCCAACCTTCGAGCAAATCGACAAAATCCATCGAAGAAACCACATAATTGATACCTATTCCTTGTCCAAAACCACCAATAAGAATACCTATAACTTCACCTTTTGCGTTCAACACAGGGCCGCCGCTATTACCAGGATTACCATCCGCATCTACCATTATCAAAGGGGTATCGCAGAAAAAACTTTCATATACCCCTATTTTTGAAATAACGCCAGCAGTAACATAATTAGTAAATTTTGTATTAAACGGTGTTCCAATAACAAAAATCGATTGCGTTACATAAATATCAGCAGTCCTTTTCAAGGCCTGGATATTCTTGCGTGATACCGACAGTACCGCACAATCGGATACTTCACTCATCCTAATACCTCGAACTTTGCGTTTAGCACCATCTGCAAATACGACTGTATACTTTCCTGGCCTATCCACAACATGTCGGGCTGTAATTATCAAACCAGAGTCATCAACTATAAATCCTGACCCAGTATGATAGCCGTCAATCTCAATAGTTACTATTGATTTTATAACAGTGTCAAGCTGAAAAACTTCAGCCGGAGGGTTTACAATTACTTGGACAGGCGGTTGTGCAGGATGCAATACTGCCATGTGAAGCCCCATAAGCCCTGTTAGGGCAAATAATAACAACAATACAACTAATAAAGACCTTGATTCTGAACTACGTTTTTTTATCATGGCGTTGATAACCTCCGAAGATACCCAATAGCATTATCTGTAT